GGCTTGGTAGGCTTCTTTCCCTGCAGTATTTTTCCCAGACTTGCCAACGCCGTGGCGAATAATAACGCCATATTTTTTATTGGTTGCATCTGTCACATTGGAAACTGATTTGCCATCGGTATTGATAATGACCACATCACCATCATTGGCTACACCAGCACCCGAAAATGGTAAAGATAAAATATCTTCGGGACCATTGAGTCGAGCTTTCATGCCAGGTGCAGCATCATATTGTTGAACCATGATGTTCCTTCCTTAAATTGTTTTATATGCAGTAGCTTTGCTATAGCCCTGCTCTTGTTTACCTGAGTTAGGATCCTGATCCCCAACTTTATGTTGTTGGAAATTAAGAGCATCATTCACTGGATTTGTTGGATTGGTACCTTTCACAGCAGACAAGGCACGAAACACCATATCAACTTGTTCAGGCTTGGCATCACCTACAGCTACACCACCCAGAACTGCTGTCACTAGGCTATCACCTGTTTTTGATGCAATCACATCACGCTTAATCTGCTCACACGTACAACCTTCTGTTTTAACCGTAGGCAATAATGCTTTAGCATCAGCAATCACAGTTGCACGTTCAGCAGCAGCTTGTTCCAACTTTTCAGGTGTCATCTGATTTTTTTCTAAATCACCGACTTTCTGTTCAAGTGTTGCTTTGTCCGTGTGTAATTGATCAACGACCGCTTGCACAGCTGGTAACTCATCACCGATAGAAAATTGCTTGTCGCCCACTTTCAATTTGGCGGCTTTTAAATTTTCCAATTGTTGTTTTTGGATGTTTAAAGCATCCGCTAAAGGCTTGTTATCACCGATATCGAAGCGAATACCATTTACTTCTACTTCCATTGTTTTCCCCTTTGGGCTTGGATTTTGGTCACCGATACGGCAATCACCACCACAGCGACCGTATTTCACCAGTGCCACATGATTGCCAATAAAATTAATAAACTTCGCTTGGTACGGCGTACCATCAGGTGCGGTACCATTTTCTAATACAAGAAGTGCCGCATAACCTAGCGACATTTCAATGCGCTCATTGCTTTGAATTAGATCAATGCTGGTCTTATCTTTAATAAGAAGATCACCTACCAAATAATCACCCTCTTGGCGAACGTTCTCACAATAGCCAATGTGGTAATCTTTCCAATTTGAGGCATTAATTTCATTCTTGGGTGGGTGATAGTCCGTAGCATCTACGCCAGAGAAACTTGCAACCGATTCAGGTTTAAAAAGTTCATCTGCAGGTGTATAGACATTAATGTTCTGATCCGCCGTGAATCCCTCTAACGATGGGAATTCATAGGCGTAGTACTGGCGTACCTGAGGTGCTTTAGCCAAGCGAACATTGACACATTTCAAATACCCTTCTTTGGTAAATGAGCGTGATGATTCACTTGGTGCAAAGTCACCAATTTTGAGTTGATATAGAATTTTCATGAATTTTGCTCAAAAAAAAGAGCCCTATTAGCTCTTTGGTTCACATGAATACAAATGTTTAAATCGTTTCTCAGATATTTCACCTATCAACCGTTCCATAATACTCCCTGCTTTTTTTAATGCTTTCTGCCAAGGCTCTAAATTCCAAGAAACAGAAAAATCACTACAACCATAATCAAAGCTAATATATCTACTATTTTTGTTTTGAGCTTCCAGACGGCGATAAAAACGCTTCTTGGAGTACTTCTTTCTACGCATAACACCACCTTTTTGCTGGCAATAAAAAACCCACCGTGTGGTGGGTCTTAATGGTTAATCCTGCTTATTATTTATAAATAAACAAAGAAAAAACTGCATCTGTAAAAATTCTTAATAGTTTTCCAAGTGATGTAATTTCTTCTAAACTTGGTCTTAAACTTGGATCAACTATTATTGGTATAAACAACAAGACAGCATATACAGCAATTGAAAATCTTAATGTAAAATTAGATACGTCATTCACTAAACACCCCTCATTCAATCCATCACCTAATGTTTATTTAATATACACTAATCAACCAAAATATCCTCATAATTTGGTAAAGCCACACACCGACAACGAATAGGTTCACCAGGATGCCCACCGCTAGGCGGTTCATCCCATCGAAAAGTTTTACCATGTTTATGTTGATGATCTGGACGTACTCGATCATCTTTTGCTGTTTGCCATGTATAAGATTCAACACCTAAAGCTAACTGTCGTTGCTTGTTGATATTGGAATTAATCTTACCCATCTGATCCGAAGCAATTAAACGTGCGCGATACTCCGTTGATTGCCCTAACTTATGAATTTCTAAAGCAAGCTCTTCATTAGTTTGTCCAGTCTGCAAAGCATTTAAAACCAAAGCCTCCAATTTATCAGCGTACTGTTGTGGTATAGATTTGATTAACGACACATTGGCAGAAATACATTGATCGACTGTTAGCTGAATATCACTCGCTTGATAGAAGGGTGTTAAATCCACACCGATTGAGGATTTTGTATGATTGGCAATCTGACTATCTACTTCTTGCCTTACATCATTTACAACCTTAGTTGCTAAAGGCTTTGATGTATCAGAAACATACCTAACAATCTTTTCCCGAATTTTAGAAAACATTTCAGTGAACCAGCTGTCACCAATATTTTCACCAATAGTGGGTAAAACAATTTCCTTGGTTTGATCTTGGCAATATTGTGCAATCGCTAAAAGCTGTCTTGTGTAATACAGCTCAATACGGCGATTTACCTTGATCGGTTTTAACTTTGCCTTTCTACCGCGTTTACTCTTCTTCGCTTGTTGGAGGAATGGCTTTAGGATTTCAATTGTCTTGTTCATTGTCCGCATCCACCATTAATTCAAGCAATTTAATATGATTTTCGTCTATCACGGAATAAACGCCGTCGATTTGAAGCTGTCGTGCTATTTGAGGCTCTGTCAAAATGCCCATATCAAAATAGCCTTGGTCGCGTTCTTTGTTATTTTTTTCAACTTCAGAACGGACTTTCGCGTCCAATTGCCATAAAGGATTAAAAACCACATTCAAATCAGGAAATTGATAACCAAATGTTGATTGGCAAATTACAGCGAGGAACTTCATTAGTGCAGGCTTAACATCCCAAACTTGCTTAGTGGCAATACCATCGTAATAATTACGAGTATCATGCTCACCTGTAGCGTTTAATCCTGCTGGTGCTTGTCCATACAAAATTGTATAAGGAATTTCTGAAGCACCTGAGCTTTGAATCGAAAATTCACGCATCATTTCAGGCAATCCACCAAATGTATAAGACTTAGAGTCATATTCCTCATCTTTATCCAAAACCAACATGCCGTTTAAACCTTTAAGCAAACCAACACTTAAAAATCGCTCTGTAACAGCTTTCATATCTTCCTTGATTTTTTCTACAAGTGTTGGAGTGCGAATAATATCGATCTTGGCTTCATGTACTAAACTTGCTGCACCACGCTTCACACTCGCATGGTCCAATAGTTCGCTATACACTTCCTGCAAAATGCTTTGTGGTTCCTCATTCACAACATCGGCATGACAAATTTTAATTAACCGGGTGTGATGAATCTTTTGCTCAGCTTTACCATCATCAAAGCGTAATTTGTAAAATTCAGGCTGTTTAAGTAATCCCCCACTTTCTTGTGGCGTTAAATACTTGGTTTTATCGGGTGTAACATATTTCTTTTTAATGACAGTAAAGAACTCTAACCGCCCAATTCCAAGCTTATTAAGCTCAAATGGCTGATCTAAAGCTTTACCGTCTGCTGTACCTAATAAAACGTAAACAACGCCATATAATCGGGATAAGATCAAACTAGAAAGTAGAATTTGATTTAAATTGAATTTTTTACATGCTTCATTCAATTTTGTTAAATCATTATCTACGATACCCTCATAAAACCATCCAGCACGCAACATGTCTGATGCTGGACGGTTCACAATACGACGCGCTAACCAATCCTGATAAACTGCTTCAAGTTGATCGTCACTAATATCACGGCGTACAAAATGCCCATGTGATGCTTTATCACGTCCTGTGCCAATATTAGACACAAAATTAGTGTAAGCCCCTGCATCGCCAATAGCGTCAGGCTTTCTTTTCTTAGCCATAATTTTTCCTAATCAAATACAGTTGGCTTACTTGCAACAGTGTCATTTATTGCGTCAATTGTAGGATCCCACTGGTCATCATGATCATGTGTCATATCAGCGGTTAATCCCTCTATTTCCTCAACATAATTCAATAGCCACGGCGCAGATGCTGGCAACATCACCATAAACCACATCCATTGTACGTGTGAGTTTGTCTATGCTTCGTTGAATAGCTCGAATTGGCAATGTTGTTTGCCTTGAAATGGTTTGAATCAATGTTGTACCTGAAGCTTTATCCTCAATGGCCATATATCGAAGCTTGCCAATTTCTGTATTGGATTCTTTATGCTTATTGATAAATAGCTTGGCTTCCTTAATCAGTTCAGGTGCTTCCCATTTACCACGCTTTACATCAATGATATAAAGCTTGCCGTCATGTCCAAGACCACCACACAAAAACACTGAATAATCATTATGCTCTTTGGTCTTTTGCGCCGTATCAACCCATATAGCACGCCACTTAAGTACAGGTAATGTTAAATAACGCCCAAACCACTCAGCTTTAACAAGATCGCCGCCTAACTTTTTAGGCTGTTGCTGATATTGACTGGCAAATGTATAGCGTGAAACTGTTGCGCCGTCCTTATCCTGTCCACCTTGTTCTAACTGCAGTAGTGATTGTAATGATTCTTTTAATGGCCAATAGCTTTGCCGACCTTTTTCATCCCTTTCCACATCACGTGGAATTTTGCGCTGAATGTTCTCAGGTAGCCGACTTATATAATCATCATCAATCAATGCAGGTATGCTGATTTGTTCCCATTCACCAGGAACATTACCAGTCATAACAAAATTGGTCGGATCCTCAACATGCAAACGCTGCATGATCAAAATGATCGGAGTATCTGAACGTGCTTTACGTGAATTGACCGTGTTTAGGATTTTACGGTTTGCTTTACGTCTTGCTGTTTGACTAAAAGCATCCTCAGGTTTGAGCGGGTCATCAAGAATGATTGCCCCTGTAAATCCTTCATTTGCTAATGTACCTGCACGGCGACCTGTGACCTGCCCACCCATTGAAGCAGAATAAACATGTCCAGCGTCATAACCATCAACAGTAGTTTTCCAACTTGATTTTGCATCGGTACTGGTTGATATTTTTACTGGCCATAAACCTTGAAAATCCTCTGACTTTACAATGTTACGTGCTGTAGATGAAACATCCTCAACCAATGACTGGGAAAAAGACAAATATAAAAATCTTGATCGGGCATTTCTAGCAATACCTCTGGCAATAAGATTTGTTAAAAGTTCAGTTTTACCACTACCTGGTGGGACATTAATAACAAGGTTTTTGACCTTGCCAGTTATAACCTCGTCGATTTTGTCAGCAATATATTCATGGTGCCAATTAACTGAAAATTTAAATCCCATGCGTGGTAAGAAAAACCGCCGTGTAAAGAACAAATGTTCTTTTTCACACCGCTCCCTTTCCATTTGCATTTCTAGCAAACTAGTATTTACTTTCGAGTTCATCCCACACCTGCTTTAACATTTCAGGTGTTGCCGTTACATATGTGGTATTTTCACTTTGAAGTGGTCCACCGCCCGCACCAGTCAATTCTGTTTTATTGGTATATTGACCGCCCATGTCTTTAGCAGCCTGTTCCAATATTTTTAAACGGCGCACAATGTTCTTAGATGATTGATAACCGTCTTCATATCTTTGTAACCGTACCGCTAAATTTGAAATTGGAATGTTTTCAGGTTGTGCCAAGAATGCTTTTCGAGTCTCCTCAAATTCTGTTTTTAAATCTTGGCTTAAATCCTGACCTGAACGCTTTGTAGGATCATAGGCTTCACATTTCTGCCTAGTTATTTCTAGGTTGTACTCTTCTTGGACGAGCCGAGCGGTTTCAGTTGGTGTGTTAAATACCGCAAGCGCACGTACTATAAAGATTTGAACCTCTTTTTTAAGTCTTGCCATAATTTCATTTTCGTCCAAGAACGTCCAAGAAAATAGGCAAAAAAAAGAGCTTCAAAGCTCAATTAATCATACAATTCCCACAGCACGCTGCAATATTTTTTTCAGATACAAACGGCGCATTCTTTGCGATTTCCAATAATCGTTTAACATTTGCATCTGCGCCCCAACGCTTGGTTTCACCGAAGAACACTTCCACGTCGTGACCTGCCAAGTAATGCTTTGGAAGACCTGTATTGTCGCTATATATGATTTCGCCGTCTTCATCACGTTCAACGCCGATATGATAAAGCTCATGCTCAATCAAGCGACAAAATTCAACATCATTCGACTTTTCACAAAAACTCGCATCAATAGTGATGAGATAAACAGGTACAAATCCAAACCAGTCCCGCATCTGTTGCTCTTGACGTGCTTTTTTCCATCCACCTTGGTTAAACATAACTTTTTCACATTGGCCTAAAACCATGCGCTTCTTAGCCACGGCGGCACTCGATGCCCATGCAAATGCTAAAAATGTTTCATCATCATGCAAAAGTTCTGCTATATGGTCATGATCAGGATTATGTAAGTGACCGCCTACGGTAAGCCAATTCGCAATAACCCATTCTTTTAAATCCACGGCGGGTGCTAAGCGTATTACTTCCTCTTCCTCGGCTTGATCAATAAAGTCAGTCGGTGGAAATGGTCTGATCTGTTCCATATTCTAATCTCTCTAATTGATTTTGAATGAATCGAAGAATGTAACCACAAATAATTTGATCAGGATGGAAGCGTTCAATCTTATAGCCCATATCTTCCGCAAGATCATATTTACTGAATGCGTTTGCTATCTTCTTACCACCACGACCTGTCGCCCACGGACTACCAACGATTTCAATAAGAAGATTTAACTTCACAATATAAAAATCAAATCGCCAATTTCTGGTTGATTCAAATTGAAATTTACGGCGATAACCAATTAGGTTTTCTTCTAATTCTTGAAATAGAGTTTCCTCAGCTTCTAAATATTTTTCTGTAGCTTTAGGTAATGGTCTAGATCTAGTTTTTGTTTTTAAAGGGGATTTTTTAGTTAAACCTTTATATTGATCAATTTCCATATACCACCTATTTTAAAAAACCTTCTGGTTTATTGTCACGGCGTGCTTTGAGCTTTTTTAATTTTTCCGTGGCTAAAAAAAATCGCTCATCTAATTGAGCGATTTCTTGATCTGTTAAGCCATGTGTAGAGCAACTACCCAAGTGATCTAATTCAAGGCTGGTCTCTTTAATCTGCTTTATAATTTCTAAAA